ACCAAAAGCTATCAGAGATGAAGAGTAAAAAAATATTCAAAGTAAAAGATTTTAAAAAACAATTATCCGAAACCCCAATAGATTATGGTGATAGGCCAGAAAGGATGGACCCAAGTCTACAAAGAAAACTTGAAACTGGTGAATTTCCAGGAGCAGGTTCTGACGCATACCCTTCTGTAAACCCCGAAGGGATACCGAATAATTTTGAGGAATTAGTCGCTTCAGAAAGATTTAAGTCTGTGGTGGATAAAGTTAAAAGTTATACTGGTTTAGAAAACGTAACACCACAATCATTTATGCAATTACAACAAATGCTGATGGGTGCTACACAAAGGATTTTACAACTGGAGTCACAACATAAAGAAGAGTTAGAAGAACTTGCTGTTAAAATAGTTAGGGAAGAAATGGCTATTCCACCTGACGCATTACAGTTTGATGCTAAAATTGTAGGAATGGGGGAAATTAGTGCTGAAGGAATGCAAGGACAGTCTCAAGAACAACAACAGAACCCAGAACAACAAATGGATTCTGAAGAAGAAGCCATGGAAGAATTTGAAGATTTTGATTTAGAGAAACAAAAGCGAAGATTTTTAAATCAATTAATTCAAGGAGCTTCTAAGAAAGGTCACTATATGTTCCACTTAGTAGAAGAAGAACTTAATAATATTAGTCCTGATTTAATTAACTTATATGGTGTAATGATGTCCATTAATGATTTGGTTTACTGGATTATGCCTGACCAAACAACAATGATGATGGCACAAAGTGGTCAAAGTATAGCTGGTAAAGAAGAAATAGACCCAGACACAGACCCACCAACAGTTAAAGCTCAAGGAATTACTTTTCCAGTTTTAGTACATGAATTAGTAAAGGGGGTGATGGAAGTTCTTGCCACACAAGGTTTACCAGACGACCCTAACCAAGCTCAACGAGTTATGGATTCGGAAGACACACTAGTAGCAGAAGTGTGGGATTTAAGATTAGGTCCCGTCATTTGGGAAAAATTTAGAGAGTCTTATCCTCATGATTTATTACAAGATGATAAGAGAGAAATTCAAAATTATTTATTTAGTGAGTTCGCTAGTATGGAGGCAAAAGATATGTTTGCCATAGCTAAGAAAATACTTAGTGGGGGTGATGAAGGTAAAGAAGAATTAGAGAGAATAGTAAAAGGAATTATTTCCCAAATGAATGAAGAAGATTACGAAGATTCAATGGAAAATTTTAATGATGACGATGGTGATACCGCAGTTATGGGGTCGGACACTGGAGGAGATGTGTTAGGAACACTAGACGTACCCAAAAGTGACGAAACTAAAGAATATGATGTTGATGATATCTTAGACAAGATAGGTAGAAGTGGAATGTCATCTTTAACAAAAGAAGAATTACAATTCCTTAGAAATCAGTCAAAGTAGTAATAAAGGCCACTTTAACTATTTATGGGTATGGGAATGACTAAACAAGAACTCATACAAGAATATGTTAGGTGTCATGGAGACACACCATATGCACTTAAAACTTATTTGCAAACCTACGACAATACCCAACAAAAACATGTACCTTTTGAATTATTTCCTGAACAAAAAGAAATGGTTAGAGATTTTGAAACATATGATGACAATATTGTATTAAAATATCGACAAGCGGGTGTTTCTACCGCCACCGCAGGCTGGATTTCCAAAAAATTACAGTTTGCTTCTAAAGAATCTCCAGAAAAAATTCTAATTCTTGCTAACAAATTAGATACCGCAACAGAAATGGCCAATAAGATAAAAGCGTTTTTAAGACAATGGCCCGATTGGATTGATGTGGGATTCGATAAAGATAAAAATTCACAAAAACATTATAAATTAAATAATGGGTCTGAAGTAAAAGCAGTAGCAACGTCTGTAGATGCTTTAAGGGGTTATACACCAACCATACTAGTTTTTGATGAGGCTGCATATATAGAGTCAGGGGGAGATTTATGGGCGGCCTGTATGGCATCTTTAGCTACAGGAGGTAAGGTCATCGTCATATCCACCCCTAATGGGTTTGACCAAATTTATTATGAAGTGTTTGACCAATCAGTTAGAGGGTTAAATAATTTTAAAATAAGTTACTTAAATTGGTACCATGACCCACGCTTTACAAAAGAGTTAAAGTGGGTAAAAACAAAAGATATTGTTCACTTTTTTCTTAATAGAGATGAATATAAGGAAGAAGAAATATTATCTAATATTGAACACGAAGACTATCAAACTTATATGGATAGGGGATATACCCCCTTTTCTCACTGGTTTGAAGAAATGTGTAAAAAACTTAAGTTTGACCGAAGAAAAATTTCACAGGAATTAGAATGTGCTTTTTTAGGTTCTGGTGACAATGTAATTAATAGTGTTACTATGGAACAACTAAAAGAACATGTATGTGAACCTATTGAAAAATGGGTAGGTAATGGTCTATGGGTATGGAAAGAACCGATTACGGACCATAAATATATTATGGGTGTAGATGTGTCTAGAGGAGATAGTGAAGATTCTAGTGGGTTTGTCATTATAGATTTCGATGAAAGAGAAGAGGTGGTAGAATATTTAGGTAAAATTCCTCCCGACATAGTTGCAGATTTAGCTAATAAATGGGCTCAAAAATATGAATGTTTTGTCGTGATAGATATTACTGGTGGAATGGGGGTAGCGACTTCTAGAAAGATGTTAGAATTAGGTTATAAAGACTTATATTATGATGGAGTAAAACCTGAAGAAATGTGGAAATTTAATCCAGACACTAAAACCCCAGGAATAAATTTTAACAGTAAGCGAGCACAAATAGTACAGTCATTGGAGGAACAAGTTAGGACAGGATTTAAAATTAGGTCACAAAGACTAATGAACGAACTAAAAACATTTGTTTATATAAATGGAAGACCTGACCATATGAGGGGACATCATGACGATTTGATTATGTCTTTAGCGATGGCATTATATGTCGCACAAACCTCATTCACCCAATTAAAAAAGAATGTTTCTCAAGCAAAAGCAATGTTAGATGCGTGGGTAACAGATGAAAGAAAATTTAATACTCCTGTAGGAAAACCAGTGTTTACTCCTGGGAGAGCATCAGGTAATCCCTTACCTCCTTCTTCTAATGACCCTAAAGACTATTTATGGTTATATAGTGGATTAAAATAAAATAAAATGGCAAGAATAAAGAGTCCTGGATTTGGGTCAGGTGGAAGATTTAAAAGTGGTAAACAACTTAGACAAGTGTTAGGCACTACTGTTTACTCGTGGGCACCTACTCCACCCGATTATTTTATCAAGAACGATAGTTTAGAAAAACAAAAAAAATCTGATATTGTTTGTTGTGAGACTTGTTCGGGCCAAATAGTAGATAATTGTGTAACCTATGTATATGGGGGTAGATGTAAAGAAGGCCCATATAGTGGATTAGCTGCTTATGTTGACTGTGATTATGTCGTATAATTGTTTACATGAAATAATATTTGATTAAGTTTAAGTTATGGCAAATAATAATATGACAATATTTCAAAGGTTAACTAACCTTTTCGGTGCTGAGGGACCTCAGTCACCCAAACGTACCTATAGTTTTGATAAAAAAGATATTTTAAAAACTACATCTAAGGTAGATTATGACCGCACCAAATTAGAATTACAACAAGGACAATATCTTGCTAATCAATGGCAAAAAATAGAATCCCAACTGTACTCTCAAGCGGTTTATTATGAACCGACTAGATTAGCGGCTTATTATGATTATGAATCTATGGAGTTTACACCTGAAATATCCGCGGCATTGGACATTGTGTCTGAAGAAGCATGTACTATCTCAGAACAAGGTTATATGTTAAATATTTATTCAGAATCTAAAAGAATAAAAGCCATATTAGGGGACTTATTTAATAATATTTTAGACATTGAATCTAATTTACCTATGTGGGTAAGAAATACATGTAAATATGGTGATAATTTTGTTTATCTTAAAATTGACCCAGAAAGGGGGGTAGTGGGAGCAAGTCAATTACCAAACATTGAAATTGAAAGAACAGAAAAGGGAATGAACACTTACAATAGCAGCCATATGGATAAAGAAGAGAGAGAAGTAAAATTCATCTGGAAGAATAAAAGTATGGAATTTAATACTTGGGAAGTAGCTCACTTTAGGTTACTTGCAGACGATAGAAGACTTCCTTATGGTACTTCGATGTTAGAAAAATCGAGACGTATATGGAAACAATTATTGCTTGCAGAAGACGCAATGTTAATCTACAGAACTTCTAGAGCTCCTGAACGTAGAGTATTTAAAGTATATGTAGGTAATATGGAAGACCAAGATGTAGAGGCTTACGTACAGAGAGTAGCTAATAAATTTAAAAGAGACCCTATTGTAGATAAGGATACTGGAAATGTAGACTTACGTTACAATCAAATGGCAGTAGACCAAGACTTCTTCATACCTGTAAGAGATTTAGCGGCCCCTAACCCCATAGAAACTTTACCTGGTGCTACTAATCTTG